TAATATCATAGAATCTAAAGTGAACGTTACCCATTGCACCGTAAAGAGAGTTCATCAAGATCTTAGCAGCCATCTGCTTTGAGTTAAGACTAGATATCAGACCAAGGTACTTCTTATCTTTCGTCTCTTCGTACTTACTTTGAGCTGCAAGCATTTCCTTCTTAGCTACTTGACGAGAAGTAAAATAGAAGTCAATCAACTCCGGGAAGATACCTTTCTTCTTACGAGTAAAACATTGACCATTAGCAGTCATAGACCAATCGTTCTTAAGTATCTCAGAAGTATTAACTTCACCGTCAATTAACCGCTGAATACTTTTCTCGTCATCAGCTAAAAACTTCTGACCGTCTACCAGAGTCTCCGGTGACATATTCCAAGACATAATAATGGAGGGGTAAAGAGAGGTAGCGTCAAAAGATACTACCCAATCATATTGAGTCGGCTTAGGTTCCTTAACATACGCACCCATAATAGTTCGATCCATAGCTGGGTCAACACCTGGCGGGTTATGAACGATGATATTATTTCTTAACAGCTTATTATATAAAATACAGTCCCAGGTTCTTACAGATGAAAAGATATCAGTATAGTTACACTTAGCATCATAAGCCATAGTCAAGATCAAGTTAATGATTCGCATCTTATCTTCAAGACGGTCAACTAACTCTACGTCTCGAATATTATAGTCTACAAACAGTTCCCAGTCCTTGGTATAGAACTCTTTAAACGTTGCATGAGGGTTCTTTAACTTCTGCTCCCCTAGCTCCTCCATCGCAACAGTATCTAGTTTATAATTCTCAACCATCTTATAAGAGAACTTCTTATAGAGATCCATAAAGTCAAGAATAGAGATACCACACCACTCAAAAGCTAACTGGGTACGTCCACGCGCAGTAGGTACTTCATACTGCCTTATATAACCCCAGGGTGAGCATTCGTTCAGAGCTTTCTCACCCAGAACTTTCATAATACGAGAAGATAGGTAGGCGATATCGAATAACTGACTATTCCAACCAGTCGTCACATCAGGATAATCAGACTTATGGTGGTTGATAAACTGGCGTAGAAGATCAAATTCATCCTTACACTGAACGTAAACGGAATTAGGTTTCTTGCTTAGATAAGGACCACAACCGAACGTAGTAATTACCTTAGTATTAAAGTCTTGTACAGAAATAAGCGTGACTTGTTCTTGAGCGGTCCTAGGTTCAGGAAAACCATATTCAGTAGTAGTCTCAATATCGATAGTTACAATCTTCATCAACGATATATCGAATTCAATCGTATCAGGAAACATCTTACTGATGAACTGATAACCATAACTTCTATTACCGAAGATAGGAAAGTTACTTACTTCTTTATATTGATCCACAAAGGCACGAGCCTCTTTAATCGTACTGAACTTAATCTTTTCAAGATTTTCACCCACCAGCGATTTATATTCTGACGGCTTACCAGAACGAACATAAAGGGTAGGTTGAAAGGGAATCTTTTGATTTACGCGTTTTCCGTCTTTAAAGCCACGGAAATGCACGTAATCACCGCGCGTATAGATATTGGTATAGAAGAGCATTTGTTTATTATATATTACCTTGCAAAACGTTGCAAGCTCATTCGGTCATAAATAATAACGTAATAATGCCCGTAAATTTGAGTATTACCTATATTATGATCGAAAGAAAAAAATAAGGAAAAAAAATGCTCTACAAAAAGATCGCTGCAATAGCGCTTTTTGTTATGTTGTTTGGCAACGTACCAGCTCAAACATTGATAAATCAAGGAACTTACGATAGTAAAACCCTGGTTGATACTAATAGCACTTCTAACAGTGTTAGTACCGTAAATAGTAATAGTACTGCTAATAGCAACAGTACTGCAACCAGCACATCGACAGTTAACAGTAATTCTGTAAATACTAACAATAATAATAACGTAAGTACCGGTACAAGTACTAACGTTAATACTAACAACAATGTTAACAGCGGAACTCAAACGTTTAATAACAACAACGTTAATTCCGGTACACTGACGTATAATAATAACAACGTCAATTCTGGTACAATGACTAACATTAACCAGAATACTTCTGCTTCTACAAGTAATAATACTAACGTTAATACTAACAACAATGTTAACAGCGGAACTCAAACGTTTAATAATAATAACGTCAGTACAAGTACTTCAACTAATACCAATATTAATAAAAATGAAAATACTGGTACGATGACGTATAACAATAACAACGTCAGTACATCAACTAATAATAACGTCAATACTTCTACTAGCACTAATAATAATGTGAATACAGGTGACATGACTAATCGAAATATTAGTACTTCAACATCACAAAGTGTTAATACAAATAATAACGTTAATCAGAATGCTAATATTAACCAGAACATTAACTCTGGTGAAGTAACTAATATTAATAAAAACGAATCCGTTATTACACAAAAAGTCATTCAGCCTCCACCAACAGCGGTTGCTCCTACAATGATGAGTGGTGGTAACAATGACCTATGCTCTACAGGTTCATCTGGATCAGTTCAAACGCAAGTGTTTGGTGTTTCATCAGGTGGTACAGTTCGTGATATGAATTGTGAGCGTTTAAAGTTATCTAAGACCTTGTATGACATGGGTATGAAAGTAGCCGCTGTTGCTGTGATGTGTCAAGATGAACGGGTGTTTAACGCAATGATGAATGCTGGTACCCCTTGTCCTATTGAAGGTAAGATTGGTGAGCAGGCTAAACTCACATGGGAAGAAAATAAAGATAAGATCCCAAAACCACCAAAAGAAGACAAATATGAAACTGTTAAAAACGTTGGCTTTGGCTCTTTGCTTGGCGTCCTCGTTCACGCCGCTTTTAAGTAAAGCCCAGACACTAGTACCAGGTCAAGTCTCTACCACCGGGAATATCGTTCAAGATACTCCCTATGGTGGTCCTACGCCTTGGGTTGGTGGTGTCTATCAAAACCAACTGACATGTTGGGCGTACGGCGACCCTGGTTATTGCGGACCAAGTCCAATTGTAAGGCCAGGTGGTAACATTAATTTCTCATACGGATCATCATACATCTATCAACAGCAACATATTTCCACATTACTACCTTCATCAACAGGTCTTCAAGTTAATGGTTATAACTTTGGATTTATGGCAAAAAACGGTAACGGGTGGGATAATGGTGGTACAGATAGCTTGACAGCTTTAGTTCGATTTTGGGATAACACAAATGGTAGAGGTGCTAATAATTTATTATACGGGGATGCATTTTCGTTAAATTATAAATTTAATTGGACTCAATTTGATTATTCTAAAACATTTACTACACCGCTTGCAGTACCTTCTATCGGGCAGGTACAGTATGGTTTTATAGGTAGAGATAATAATGGGTGGGCAGGACCTTATGGACCAGAGATCTATAATGTTAGTTTTAGTTTAAAATATTCTGTAGACCCATGTGCAACAAATATATTCAGTAGTCCATCGTGCCCAGGGTATTTGGATGCTTTGGCTAAATTAGCTCCTAAGACTACTACAACAGAAGCTACAGTATCAGCGCCACCTCCACCTCCACCTGAAATGGTTGCAATGGTACCAGGAGCCCCGCCACTCCCGGGTAGTCCTCCACCTCCCGGTAGCCCCCCTCCGCCTGAAGGCTCACAACCTCCACCTCAACAAAGCGGCCCTGCTCCAGCTGGAGCCCCTGCACCTGGACCAATGCAACAAGCATCGGCTCAACAACCAGCGCCTGGGGGGCAACAGGCAAAGGCTGGTGAGGTAAGCGACTCTTCAGGGTCATCTAAGACTACTGTTTCTTTATCTTCTGTTCTTAGTATGATTAGTTCTAATCAAGATAAGACGTCTGCACTAGAAAAGTCTGTAGTTCAATCTGCCGACTCACAAGCATTTTCTGCAGGTGAAACGGCCAAGCAACAAGCTGAAAAGATTGCAGGGGATCAACAATCACAAAGTATGAGTGCAGGGGGTGGGTCAACTAGCACTACACAGACAGCAAGTTCCCAAGCATCATTTACTCAAACACAAAGTTCAATGGCTTCCTTACAGGGAGGTCAGCAATCAAGTAATGCATCTAATACTGCAAGAGTACAACAATCTATTAACAGCAGTATTAGTTCTCAGTCAAGTACTTTAAACTTTACCGGTACAATAACTCAACAAAGTAGTTATCAAAATACAACCAGACAAGAAACTAATGTATCTGTGGCTACCCCTACAGTATCTTATAGCTTAGTCGCACCTACAAGACAGTCAATTCAACCTCAAGTGGAATTACCCATGCTTGAGGGTATAAAGTTTGGAGTTAAAAATGCAGTTGACTCAGCAATGGAGTCAAGACCCTTTGTACCTCAAATGAACGATAATTCACAACAAAATGATAGTGTGAAGAAAAATGTTGCAAATAACGAATTAGCTGGTAATGTATCGATTGAGTCAATTGCAAAACAACCTGCAAATTATGCACAATATTTTGTTATGATGCCAGATGTTGCATTTTATGCACCTAAAGAAATTTATAGAAATCAAAGAACTGTAGATAACGTCAGAGCATTAAGACAAATGAGTTCTGATAGATTACACCAACAAATGGTTGACCAACAATACAAATAAGGAAGTAAAATGGCAGAAGAAATTAAAAATGTTAACGCTAAGATTGACGAAGCAGAAGCAGCAGTAAAGAAGTACGCTTCAAAAGATACTGTTATCAGTATTGGTGGTTATGAATTTACCCCAGCAAAATTAATGGTTGCATTTACTATTGTATCTTCTACACTTGGCGGTCTTTATGGTACATTTGAAGTATACAAAGACTATCAAGGTATGAAGAAGAAGATTGCCTCTTACGAAGCACCAGATCTTTCTGGCTTCGATAAGCGTTTAGCTGTTATAGAAGAGAACAGTCAAAAGACAAGCGATTATACTCGTGATATTAAAGTAGATTTAAAGAATGATCTTCGCCGTAATGAGACTGTTACCGAACAGGTTGAACGTGGGGTAAAGGCTGCTCAACGTGAAACAGAAACTGAAATGAGAGAGATGCGTAAAGCAGTTCGTGAAGACTTAGAAAAAGCTCGTAACGAGGCAAGTGTAATTCGTAGAGAGATGGCGGATGCTCGTAGAGAAATAGAACGTGAAGTTGTTCAACTTAAAAAAGAAGTTGATAGTAAGATACAAAAAGCAATCGACAACCCACTGGCAAACAAATAATGTTTGGAACCGCTCTAGCCCTCTACATGTACATTAAACCACCTGAATGTATCAGGTGGACTTGGAGCGGGGATGTATATAACCGAAAGGTAGTCTGTTTGGAGTGGCGTAAAAAAGACAAAGAGGAGAAGAAAAAATGATCGATCCAATGACAGCACTTGCAGGTATACAATCTGCAATAAGCATGGTTAAGAAAGCTAGTAAAGTAGCTAACGATCTGGGATCCCTTGCTCCTATGATCGGTAAAATGTTTGATGCTAAGAGCACTGCCACAAAAGCTTTAATGGAAGCTAAGAAGTCTAAGAAAGGTTCTAACATGGGAACCGCTCTTCAGATTGAAATGGCTTTAGAGCAGGCCAGAGCGTTTGAAGAAGAACTAAAGATGTTGTTTATGCAGACAGGCAAGATTGATGTCTGGAACAAGATTAAAGCCCGTCAAGCAGAAATGGATGCTGATGATGCCAATGATTTAAGAATGTTTAACGATCAAGAGCGTAAACGTAAACAAAAAGAAGCAGAGCTAAATGAGTGGGCAGTAATATTAGGTGCAAGTGCATTTATTTTATTCATACTGTTTATTGGTGGTTATGAACTGCATCAATTTTGTCAAACAGGTAACAGGTGTGGAAGATGAACGAATATCAAAAAACTTTTGATATGTGTTTAAAGATATTTGTATATGGCTGCGTAGCATTATACTTCTTAGGGTTTCTTAAATTTCTTCCAGATGACCTGTCTGACAGATTAGTTAATGGTTTGATAGGTAGATTTCTACCTGGTTAATAAATATTTTTAAAGGAGAAAATTATGTTAGACATTTTACTTTGGGTAGCGGTAGGTGCATTTATTGGTTGGAATTTCCCCCAACCATTCTGGGCTAAAATGATGCAAGAAAAAATTCAAGCAATGATTGCTAAAAAATAAGGAGTACATATGGCAGAAGAAAAGAAACCTTTAAGTAGGAGTGAACGTGAAGCTCAGATCAAAGACAAAGCCGGGTGGCTTATTACCGTACTTGCTGCACTTCTGGCCATTAATACCTATATTGCTTCTGGCAATAGTTCTAAGGTATTAAACAATACTATTAAAGCCAACGATACCTGGGCCTTTTATCAGGCTAAGTCTATTAAGCAGACCCTGGCTGAAATGGCTAGAGACGATGCTGTTGAAAGAAAACAATTTGAAAAAGCAGATAAATTAACTGCTAAAATTAATCGTTACGAATCTGAACCAGCTACTGGTGAAGGTAAGAAGGAATTATTTGCTAAAGCCAGAGCATTAGAAGCCGAGCGCGATGAAATTCGTAAATCAGGCCCCTGGATGACGTTTGCAGGTTCTGGTTTTCAGATTTCTATCGTTCTATTATCAGCTAGTATATTAGCTGTTGCTCCTGCACTTTACGTTGCAAGTATTGTAGTTGGTGCATTGTCAGCGTTACTAATGAGTCAAGGAATATGGCTCTGGTTGCCGATTGTATTATAATGTCTTATTCTCAACAAGTAATAGATCATTATGAAAATCCCAGGAATGTCGGATCTTTTGACAAGAGTGATCCTAGTGTTGGTACTGGTATGGTTGGGGCGCCTGCTTGCGGCGACGTAATGAAACTACAAATAAAGGTTGATCATGTTACAGGTATTATTACAGATGCGAAATTTAAAACGTATGGCTGCGGATCGGCTATTGCGAGCTCGAGTCTCGTTACAGAATGGGTTAAAGGAAAAACGCTTGACGAAGCAGGGAGTATTACAAACTCCAGAATTGCCGAAGAACTAGCTCTTCCTCCAGTTAAAATACATTGTTCAATACTTGCAGAAGATGCAATAAAGGCGGCTATTAATGATTACAATTACAGATGTTGCGAAGTCTAAGATTATAGACTTATTACGAGAAGAAAATAACCCTAAAGTTTCGTTAAGAACTTTTGTAGTGGGTGGGGGATGTTCCGGATTCAATTACGGATTTACCATGGACGAAGTTATGAATGAAGATGACTTTGAATTTCCTCTGGATGAATTCAGAGTCTTAGTTGATGCAGCGAGTATGCAATATTTACAAGATGCCAATATTGATTATAAAGATGAATTTATGAAGAAAGAATTTGTAATTACTAACCCCAACGCAAAACATACCTGTGGATGTGGTAGCAGTTTTAGTGTCTAATGCTATTAATTAATGAACTCAAAGAAGTATCGCAGCATCTTTATCAGCGACGTTCATTTAGGTACTAATGATTGCAAAGCCGGTAAACTAAATAATTTTTTAAAATATAATACCTGTGATACTTTATACCTGGTGGGTGATATAATTGACGCCTGGCGCATACAACAAAACAAATGGCGTTGGAAGCAGTCTCATACTAATGTTGTAAGACGGGTTCTGGGACATGCCAAGCGCGGTACCAGGGTAATATATATTGCTGGTAATCATGATGAATTTTTGCGACCAATGATACCTTACGGTTTTAGTTTCGGTCTGGTAGAAATTCACAATCAAATAGAACATATTGGTGCAGATAGTAAGCATTATCTTGTTACACACGGTGACATGTTTGATGGTATTACTAGTCTTGCCCCTTGGTTAGCATTTTTAGGAGATCGTGCATATGATGTGGTTTTATCGCTCAATAACAAATTCAATTGGATACGCCATCGCTTTGGTTTTGGGTATTTTAGTCTTAGTCAATATCTCAAAACAAAAGTAAAAAGAGCAGTAGACTTTATATTCCACTTTGAAAAAAACTTAGCTGGGTATTGCAAAAAACGCGGCTACGATGGCGTAATTTGTGGTCATATACATCATGCTGAAATAAAAGAAATAGACGGTGTGGTATACATGAACGATGGTGACTGGGTGGAGTCTTGTACTGCCTTAGTTGAACACTGGGACGGGCGCTGGGAAATTATTACCTGGACTAAGGAAACAGATGAATCTATCTGATCAAATTACTATCGTTGTACCTTGTAAGAACGAAGAAAATTATATTCACCACTTACTAGATTCTTTCCGTTCTCAAGATATAGGTGATACTAGAATTATAATTGCTGACTGTTCAACTGATAATACTAGACAAGTCATACAGGATAACAGTCATTCCTTAAATGTAGAAATTATTAAAGGCGGTCCTGTTTCTGAAGCTAAGAATAATGGAGCTTACCTAACTAAAACACCTTATATTTTATTCATCGATGCTGATGTTCGTTTCTTTGACAATAACGTTATTAAAGATGCTGTTAGAGAAATAATAACAAAAGACTTAGATCTTGTTGGGTTAAATATTAAATGCTACGATAATGATGTTAGAGCAGTAATTGGATTTACTCTTTTTAATATTATAAACCACACCTTAAAGTACTTCTCACCGTTTGCAGTTGGTGCATTCATGCTGACTCGTAGAGATAGGTTTGAAGAGTTTGGAGGGTTCCCTGAAAAGACTGTAACGTCTGAAGACTACTTCTTATCTCGAATGTACAGCCCTAAAAAGTTTAGGATAGTAAGCCATTACTTCGGACAAGATTCACGCAGATTTAAAAAGATGGGATACTTTGGTATGGCCACATACCTGATAAAGAATTTTATTAACCGCAATAACAAGGTGTATTGGGATAACTTAGATTCTTCCAAATATTGGAATTAATAATGTCTCATATAAAAAAATTTATTGCTCTTTTTCCCACCCCATTGTTTATGATTATGGGGTTTGTTAATTTGTTTTACTTCAATCTACCCATGTGTGGTGGCCAATCATTTGAAATGGCGTTAATGTGGTTTGCTATGTCAATTGCACATTCTAAACCATGGATTAATTTTATAGACAATTAAGGTGCTTTAGGTATTGTCCTTGGAAAGAATTTTATTAACCGCAATAACAAGGCGTATTGGGATAACCTAGATTCTTCTAAGTACTGGAATTAACTTTGTGAGACAATAAACTCGGCTTCAGGTATTCGTACCTTGCCGTTCTTGCTTCCAAGTACGATAACGATACGGCGACCAACATCCGTATCTACCATCATAACAATACAACCGCCGGCTGCATTTGTAGTTCCAGTCTTACTAACAATAAAACTATGACGCTTGCCAACGATAGGGTTGGTGTTATTGAAGGATTGAGATTGCTTTCCAGTTTTAATTGTAAGTACAGCTGTACGACTGGCTTGAGTTATTTCTGAGTAATGACTTGCCTCAAATACTAATCTAAGTAAGTCTAACGCAGTACTGATATTCATTGGACTTAGCCCGGTTGGCTCTACAAACTTAGTCCTCAACATCCCCAGGTAAATTGCTTTTTCGTTCATGTAGCGAATACATTCAAAACGACCACCTGGAAAATTATCACATAACACTTTAGCAGAATTATTATCTGATTTCACTAAAGCCAGTTGAATGTGTTGCTCTCTTGTATACTTACCAAGTTTCTGTTGCATGTTTTGATTACTATCAATAACAGCCATTACGGTCATTAACTTGGTAATACTTGCAATAGAACGAACTTCGGTAATATTGTACCCCTCAATCAAGTTACCCTGATCATCAGTCTCAAGCCAACTTTGTGCAGTAATGTTAACCGCAAATGCATTACTAACAAATAGTAAGAAAGAGAGTATAAGCGCTCTCATCAATTATACCCCAGTATAATATTATGAGGTATAATAATAAAGGGTGCAGGGGAAGGAGTCGCACCTACGACCTCTGGATTATGAGTCCAGCGCTCTTCTACTGAGCTACCCTGCGTTATCGGTCTACAAGTTCCAGGGAAAACCGCCGGGATAAACTTCCGCTTGCTTGCTGTTCCCGTCAATGAAGAATTCGGCTTGAACTGAGCCATCGTTACCCCCTAGCCTGTAGTTAAGTGTGTATTTACCAGAGCATGCATAATTGTCATGCTTAATATGGTCTTTTAAAATAGTATAAAATCTTCTATCTCCGCCCCACCCGTAATCCCAGATGTGACATACTTGTCGATAGAAAGTTGTCTTAAAACAATATGAACTGGTATCTATTAGATAAGCATCTTTATTTACCCATGCAGGCCACCTACCTAATGATTCACAGTTATCAACTGTAATATAATTTTTATCTTTATCAAAAATTTGCCTGAGTGAATAAGCCCAATCAAGCCTCTTACTTTCAATAGTATTTATTAAGGAGTCTATATGATCAGGTTCAAACCAATTATCTTGGTCTAAGAAGAGAACATAATCGTGATTGATAAGATGGCCAATCCCAGCCATGATTCGGTGCCCGTAAAAGCCGCCCCCACCGGTGTTAAACGGTAAGTCCAATCGTTTAACTTTTCCACCTGTAATGATTCTTGCATCGTTTAATACCTCGTCTACTCTAGATGAAAACTGAACACCATCTACAACCAGAAGGTGTTCTACCTCTTTATTAGTCTGATTTAATACTGAGTGTACAGCATCAGCTAATTCTGGTGACCCTATAGTGGGCGTAATAACTAAAATACTCAATCCCACAACCCCTGATAGTATTTACCGAATAAACGGAACCCATTTGCTTTACGATCTTGATGAGCTTTAAGCCCTACTTGATCGATTTTAATCTTATGAAGATTTTTATTAAAGTCTTTTTCTTTTTCGTCCCATTCGGCATGATCGAAGAACTTTTCTTCACTCTTATCATCTAAATTTTGTTCAAACGCCCAGATCATTTCATTAAGAGCCCAATCCCAACGTTTAAAATGATTTTCATCTGTATCCCAATCATTTTCCTTTGGTGGTGCAGACGTACTCTTTAGTTCTTCTGGTACATCTTCATCATCTACAAAAGGGGATCCGTGCTTAGTCTCTTTGAGCTGTTTAAGCATCGGAACAATGATATGAGAAAGAGTATAATCC